ATATATTATATATAAAGATAGGAAAATATCTTCACCTTATTCACATAGATGTTTTGAAAGCCTTTTGTAGACTGATGTTGGGATGTGTGTGAATAACTGTTTTTATATCTTCACCTTATTCACCTTATTCACGAATTTTAGACTGTGGATAACTTTGTGGATAACTTTTTATAAGTTAAGTTTTATCTGTGCATCATACGATTTCTTTTGTGGATATGTCAACAGTAAATTTTTGAATTATCAAAATTATTTTTCAGTTTTTTGTTTGAGAATAATTTTACAACTAGATTTTGATTATAGACACGTAAGTTATAATAACAAATATAGATTTTAGCCATTTTAAACCACATTATAGCGTTAACTTTATTAAAAATGATGAAACATACATTAAAAGTAAACTTAAGCGTCTATGGTGGCTTAAAACTCTTTATTTGATTATTTAGGTAAATTTGACATTTAGATAAAGTTTTGCTATATTAAGTCGTTATCGGAATTCCGATATTGTAAAAATTGGTAGTGTCTCAGTTTAAAAAATTTATAGATTGTAATTAAAAGTTATATATGTTCTTTCAATGTTTTTTCGCTGGACATTTTTCCTCCTTTGTTGTATGATGGAGGGATGAGATGTTATATAACATCTTTGGAGCTGTCCCTCACAGCTTTTTATTTTATGGCGGTTCTTTCATAGTCAACCTCCATATCTAAATGTTAATAAAAACTATCAGAAACGAGTTAATTTGTTTTATATCGTTTCTGATTTTGTCATTTAAAAACGATTTGATAAATGATTAAAATCAACATATCTCAAAACCATATTAACAAATATACTTCTGTTGATGATATTAAATTTAAAAAAGTCTATGATGAGTGGGATAGGATAAACTCTAATTCTAATCGTAGAATATTTATTATTAACGATGATGCTTTTGATAAATTCAAATTGAAACAGCAACAATTGAAAAAGAAGAAAATACTTGAAGAGTTGGAATTTATTAAACAGAATGGCTATATTGGGTGTGTAGGTTTTGCAGGAAAATACTAAAACAGATATTGATTTTGAGCTGACAAAATGTAAAAATCAATTACAGACTCATAAAACCGAAATTGATGTTTTAAAACAGAACTATAAGAAATTGGAAGATGGTTTAAAACGAATTTCAAATATTCTAATTATTCAAAAGGAAGAGTTTTCTAGTTTAATGAATAAAAATGCAAAATTACAAGCAAAAATAAGTAAGAAAATAGAGAAAAAAGAACTTTCCTGTATGCAGGAAGTAGAGTTTACAGATGAAAATATTGCTAAAGTTCAAGAAATGGCTATCTGTATGACTAAAGAGCAGATTGCTAGACGATTTAATATGTCGTTAAAAACCTATTTGGAAAGAGAAGAAAAAATACCGGAACTCAAGAAAGCTTTTGAAATAGGACAAGGTACTTTTATGGCAGAAGTATCAAGTATATTAGTTCAGAATATAAGGTCTGGTTGTAAAGCAAGTTTATTCTATTATTTGAATAATAGAATGAAAATGAAAAAAGAGGATGAAGCAACCAATATTACAATAACACAGGAATTCTTGAATAAACCATTAAAAATTATTAATAGTGATGGTAATTATGAACAAGAATTAATGGATAAATACCATAAGAAAATAATGTCTATTTCTGTTGTAAAAAATAATCCTTTAGAAGATGAATAAATTTGATATTTACAATTTAGAACCTTGGGAAAATAACCTTTACAAACCTATATCATATAAAGTTTTACATGGTGGGCGTATGTCCATGAAATCTACGTCTGTTGTAAAAGCACATTTGCGATTATCTTTTAATAAAGAATTTATGGGAAGAAAAATAGTAGCTGGGCGAGAATATTTAGGTGATATTAAAGATAGTGTCCATGCCTTGTATATGCGAGTAATTGATGGAGTAGAAGAATATAGAAATTTCTTTCATATTACCGACACTTATATCGTAAATAAATTAACAGGTGTTGAAATACTTTTTAAAGGTATTAGAGATTACAGAACTTCTGGTATAAAATCAGTTGAGAATATTGGTATTTTATGGCTTGAAGAGGGGTCTTTCATTAGTAAATATGCTTGGGATATAGTAGATAACACGCTTAGAGAACAAGGTTGTGAATTATGGATTACAATGAACCCTGAAAATGAAACTGACTTTTTATATCAAGAATTTATTGTAAATGGAAAGAAAAAATACGGCGACGATTTATTTATTAAACAATTAAATTGGTATAATAACCCACACTTAAGCAGTGATGCTATAGCTAAAATTGTTAGAATGAGAGAAAACGATTTTAATACTTATATGCACGTCTACGGCGGTGAATGTTTAATTAATACTGAAAAACACGTATTTAAAAAAGATTTTTTTGTAATACAGGATTATGAAGAACCTCAAGGAATATACCCTTATTATGGGCTTGATTTTGGCTGGACTGATGCCAGTGCTGGAATTAGATGTTATATTCAAGATGAAAATCTTTATGTAACACATGAATTTAAAAAATCACATATAAGCGTTGATTGCTTAGGTGAAGAATTAGAAAAAGTACTTAAGGATTATAAGAAAAAAGGTAAATACATAATAACGGCAGATAGTTCTAGCCCTGATTTGATTGATTTACTTAATAAATATGAATATCCTTGCAAACCTGCAATAAAAGGTAGAGGGTCAATTGAAGCTGGTATAACTTACATTAAGACATTTAAAAAATGCTATGTACACCCAAGATGTCAAGAATTTTTAAAAGAAGTTTATAATCTTAAATACAAAACTGATAAACATAGTGGTCAAATAAAAGATGAGATAGAAGACAAAAACAATCATTTAGTAGATTGTTTAAGATATAGTCTTGAGGATTGCATGAAGAACAGATACAATGTTGATTTCAAATATAAAAATGTTGTTGATAATACAATCTGGGTATAATTGTGGATACAAATACACTAAGGATATTTTCTTTTTGTGGTGGTGGCACTAAGGGCTATGGCTCTAATCGTTTTATGCAGAAATTCTTACATCAATGGGGAATACCGCAAGTTGATTTCTGGAAATATGTTGATGTTATGTGCGGAACAAGTATTGGAGCAATACTTGCTTCTGGTTATTCTTTTGGCAAAACTCCTGATTATATGGAAAGCTTTTTTACTACTTATGCAAAACGTATATTTACAATCAGGACAGCGGCAGATGTTGCAACAGGTAGTCATAATGCAAGCGAGGATTCAAATAGACCAAACCTTGCTCAAAAAGCTTTTATGTTTGCAACAAATGATTCGTTCTATCAATCTGCTTATGAGGATTCAAATTATGGTAGTAATATACTTCAGCAAGTTCTTGTAGATAATTTTGGCACGAATACTTTAGCTAATCTCAAAACCCCTATTGTAATACCTGCTTATGAGGAAGACATGAGCAGGTATGTTGTATTTTCTAACTTTAATGACCCTAGCTATTTTATAGGAAGAAACGAAACTATAGTTAATGTTTGCCGTGCTTCCTCTGCTGCCCCTATTTATTTGCCAGCTCATAATTTTAACGGGCATTATTATAGCGATGGAGGTCCATTTGCTAATGATGCAATATTAGCGGCAATTAATGTTGGTTTAACTGTAAAACCTCACGCTACTAGAATTGTTATAATTGACGCGGGAACTGGAATAGGAAACATGAGTTTTGACGGCAGCGGGGGAGCATCAACGGATTTAGAGCATTCCCTTGTTAGAGCAGCAACCATTATGAACGTTGCAATGACTGGGGCGGAAGAATGGAGCAGATATATACTTGATTACTTGACTAACAGACTTGCTAAAGATGTGTATTTTTATAAGTTTCAACCAAGATTTCCTCAAGATTTTCCTAATGAACTTGACAACAGTACGCCAGAGTGGTTTACGAGCCTAGCTAATTTGATAGATACTCACTATACGAATGAAAGCGATAAGATTTCCAGTATATTAGCTCATTTAACAGCATGAAGTATGATCGTTTATATAATTTTATATCCCCTGTTACCGGTAAGTTGCCTATAGATAGAGGGTATATATTGTTTGGAGATAAAGACGGACGATCTTTTGTTTCTCCAGTTCTAATTGACGTACGCCAAGATATAATTGATTTAAGACGTAAGATAAGTAATTTTGAAGAATTAAACAAGCTCGATTACAACCGAATATGGATAGGCAACTACTATAACGAGCCAGAAGAGAGATTACATATTGGAGTTATAAATTTACCGCCTTTAGCAGAGGCGGTATTTCCAAACCCTATAAGTCCTATTACTGGCGATTTTAGAATACCCAACCCTACATTTGATTATTTATCTGCCTTTGACTGGGTAATGTCAGGTCCATTCTTGCCTCAAATATTTGCAACAAAATATGATACATTCGGTAATCCAATTGGCACTGATGTATCCTCTTCCCTTGCTATGACACAGGTAAGAGCGGCACAAATAATGAAGCGGTTTGATAATGCCAATTTTATTGTTGGGAGTAGTAACGTAGAATTTGCATGGGAAAACCCTAAAATGGCTCTTATACCAGAGCCATTAAAGCAACTATATGGACTTGGAACAACTTATACTTTTACTAAGGCTCAATCTCTTGGAGCTTTGGAGACTGGGTTACTTAAAAACACAGTAGATAATGGAAAAGGTACTTTATCTAAAGCAATTAGTGGTGAGGATTATGTTAATACAGCAGATATCCCTATTGGTAAATTAGTTATATTAGACCCATTATATCCTCTTTCTGGACATAAATTAATTGCTCCTACAGATTTTAGCACAAGAGGAAATGATCCTAATGAGTTCGGATATACTACACCTAATATAATAACTATCTTAACTGGAATAGCGGCTAAGTTTACTAAATTTGCGGTAACTTCTCTTACAGTTAATTCTTTAGTTAAATCAATAGAGGGAGGAGAATTAAAATCAGCTATACCTGATACTGATTATGTTATTCCGTCTACTTTTCAAACCCTTGTAACTACTGTAAGTGTTATATCCTCTACTTTATCGGCTTTGCAAATAGCTTATGATCTTTTTGTTGCAGCAACTACAGCAAAAGATATAGCACAAGACACTGCTATTGCTGCTAATACAGCTAAAGATGTTGTTCAAGATGCTGCTATAGTTACAGCTCAAACTACAGCTACGGGGGCAGCAGCAACAGCGGTAGCAGCAGAAGCTACTGCAACAGGTGCGGCGGCTACGGCGGCAGGGGCAGCAGCGGCGGCTACGGCAGCGGGACTCGCTATAACAGTATTACAAATAGAGATGCTAACCAAAGTAAGTATGGGTGATGTTAACTCAGCGGTAAGTTCAGCTATAAATGGATTAACTCTTAATAATATCAACACCACAGGAGATATTGATGTTAAGAATAATCAGATAACTAATTTGGCAACTCCTACTTTTCCATCATCAGCTGTGCCTCTTAGTTTTATGCAAACTTTTGTTGCAGCGGCTATTGCGGCAATTCCTCCAGTTAATATTAATTTACAAGGTGATATAATAATAACTGCTACTATAGGAGGTGTAAGTTATACTCAATTTAATGTAACACGTGATTTTGATGTAACTAATCACAAACTAATAAATGTAAAATCACCTGAAATAGAAACAGACGCAGTAAACTTGGACTTTAATTGGAATTTAATGCATGATGAGGTTAATTTAACATGGCAGTAAGTAATATTACAATAAAAGGGATAACTCCTAATTTAAACATTTTAGGTGATACCCAGAGGTTTATATTTTCTGATAGTTCAGGTTATTTTGGATTAAGAAATAATTTTGTACCAACGCAAACTATACCATCTTTAGTTGGTTTTGATTTTTCTAATAATAGTTTTAGCGGGTTTAGATTTGTACATCAAACACCTTTTGGAGATAATCTTGGTACTTTTAAATTAAAAAGTTTTATTAATAACGATTTAATTGGTACGGATATATTAACAATAAATAGTAATACTATAGATTTTAATCAATCTGTTACTTTTTCTGTTCCTCCTTTATTTCAAGACCCAACACAAGATTTACATGCAGCGAATAAAAGATTTGTAGATAATCATACATGGCTTGCTTCAAGTATTACTAATTTTGATTCAACAGTTAGAACATATAGATTAAATGATTTTCTAGCTCCAACTAGTAATATTACTTTAAATAGTTTTAGATTAATTAATCTTGCTAACCCTATTAACGCACAAGACGGCGTAAATAAAGATTATGCAGATAACATGCAAAAAACAGTTACTTTGACTGGGGCAATATCTGCTAATGGTTCTACTGGTTCTAGTATTAACAGCACTTTTAATCTTAGACTTGATCAGATAACTATTCCAACAGCTAATATTAATTTAAACAATAATAAAATCATTAACTTAGCTACTCCTGTTTTGGCTACGGATGCTGCTACTAAATCTTTTGTTGAAAGTTCTGTAAGCTCTGGTATTAGTGGAGTACCAACAGCTGTTACTCTTACTGGTGATGTTACTGGTTCTGGTAACACTGGTTCTAGTATAACAACAACTTTAAATAAAAGGCTTGATCAAATAAATGCTCCAATTAGTAGTGTTAGTTTAAATTTCCAAAAATTAACAAATCTTGCAACTCCAGTTTTATCGACTGACGCAGCAACCAGAGGATTTATTGACGGGAAGACTTGGACAGCTTCACAAATCACTGATTTTGATATTCAAGTAAGATTAAGTAGACTTGATCAAATGGCAATACCTACTACCTCTTTAAATGTTAACTCTCAAAACATAATTAACCTATCTACGCCTACACTTGCTACTCATGCAGTAAATAAATCTTATGCAGATTCTTTAATTACTGCTCAACTTTCTGCTTTATCTATTTTATCTACAACAGGGATAATATCTAGAACTGCAACTAATACTTTTGCTACTCGTTCTATAACAACAAGTACAGGATTGAATATTACAAATGGAGATGGAATATTAGGTAATCCGACAATTTCAATATCTAATATTCCAATAAATAATTTAGCTAATTATCCTTCTAATACTTCTTTGTTTTTAAGAGGGGACGGCACTTGGAACTCAATACCGACAATAGATATTAATAACGGCACTACTAATCAATTAAGTATATCAAGATTAAGCGGCTATCCTTTTAATTCTACTCTATTTTTACGTGGGGATGGGCAATGGGCAACAGCTGGGGGAGGTAGTGCTAGTTTTTCTAGTAATTCAATAAATGTTAATACTGATGGCGGTAGTACAAACTGGTTAAGAAGAAATATAAATACTGTATCTGGCGTTCAAGTGTATGGGCTAACAAGTACAAGTTATATTCTTGAAAGTAGTAATGGTGAGTCAGCTGGTATTGGTTTTGATGGAAGCCAAGATGCTTGTACTATCTGGACAGCTGGAGATAGTGGTTCATATTTAAACGTACAAGATGAAGATACTAGTAATTCCAGAGCTGCTTATGTTGCAACAAATGGAGCATGGACAACTGTAAGTTCTCAAAAAAGAAAGCATAGTATTAAAGAAAAAAATAATAATAAGGTTTTAGAAAGATTTTTAAAATTGTCAGTTAAATCTTACGGCTATAAATACGAAATTAGAGAAGATCATACAGAAAAACAGAAACGTAGGATTGAAAAGAAATTAAATAAAATGGCTACGGGCTTGATTTTAGAAGAGTTATTTGCAGTTTTTCCTAATTGTATTCCTGATTATTACAATAAACTCTTTGAAAATAAAAGAAACAAAGACTTAATACTGGAAGAAGAAATTAAAAATCCAGAAAATAGCGGAATAGATTACAATACTTTGATGTGTTATTTTATTATGGCTTTTCAAGAGTATGTTAATAAAACTGATAAATTAATTTTAGAATTACAAAACAAGGTAAACACATAAATAATTATGTCAGATACATATTTAACTCCTGCTCATATTCATCCCAGATTAGATGTATTTGGCAATAGTCAATATTTCAATTTTGATAATCAGTTTAATTCATTTGTTTTATTTAATAGATTTACTCCTACCAATTTACTAAATACAGGAACTAATTTTGATTTTACAAATACAAATTACAGTGGTTTCAGATTCAGGCATGTTACAGATATTACAAACAATCAAGGAGTTTTTAGTCTTAATTATTTTCAGTCTAACGATAGAGTAGGTATTCCTCTATTTACAGCTAATACCGACAATATATTTTTTAATGTAAATGCAAGAGGTAATGCTCCTCTTATAAATAACGATTATACAAATAAGTTATATGTTGATTCTTTAGTAGGTAATCTACCCAATCAGATAATTTTACAAGGAGATATTATCGGCAATGGTTTAGTAGGTCAGCAAATAAATACAACATTTCAGAAAACTTTAAATCAGATATCAAATAATGGAAATATTAATGTTGGTAATTTCCTTTTAAATAATGTAGCGAATCCTATATTTAGTTTAGATGCTATAAACCTTTCATATTTACAAAGCTACGTTGCAGCAAATAAAGGAACAGGCACAGTAACAAGTATTACTGCCGGCACAGGTTTAAACGGAGGTACTATTACAGGAAGCGGAACAATTGCACTAGCTAATATTAGTGGTTTTCTAGCAGGAGTTTATAATTATCCTAATAGTTTGACAATAAACCAGCAGGGTCAGGTAATAGGAGCAAATGCAGGAAACCAACCGATAACTAGTATAATTTCAAATAGCGGTCTTACTGTTAATACAAGCGGAGGTCAGGCATTAGTAAATATTTTTAACACAGGTGTTACAGCGGGAACATATGATTTTCCAGCTGGGTTTTCTGTTAATTCCATGGGACAATTAACTTTTGTTACTTCTTCTGGTAGTTTTCCGATAAATAGATTATCTGGTTACCCATCTAATAGTTCTTTATTCTTAAGGGGAGATGGTGTGTGGAGTTCACCTACAATACCTTTAATAGATATTAATAACGGCACTACAGGGCAATTAAATATTTCAAGATTACAGAATTATCCCTCTAATGGTGGGATATTTTTAAGAGGTGATGGCTTCTGGGCTACACCATTTCCCGCAACGATTAATACTTCCAGTGCTTCAATAGATGTTATTGGCACTTATAATTCTAATTCTTCAGCATATTCAACAGGTATTGGATTTTATAATTCAGCTAATACTTATGGCGTTCAATTTGGATATAATAATTCAACGAACGAGGGGTATATGTGGTCTTCTACCCCCTCAGCTATTAAGTTTGGTACGAATAATAGTTTAAGGATGATAATTGATAGTTCTGGTAATATTACGCATTATGATTTAACAAAATTTTCTTCTAGTAATGATAATCCTTGTGCTTGGTTTTTTGGCACAAGTTTAGGAGCACCTTTTTATGGAAGTATGTATATTAGACCAAACGCATTATACTTATCTAATATAGGTAGATATACTTATGGAAATTTAAGGTCTATGTGTTTTGATTCATGGAATAGTAGCGGTGCACAAGGTTCGGCTATAGTTTTAAATGGTCAATATATCCAACTAATTCAGAATTTTAATACTTTAGGCATAATATTTTCCGATTATGATTATGATACTTCTAGCAGCTATCAAAGCTATATCGGAGCTAATGGTCAGTTATACGTTTCAAGTTCTGAAAAAAGAAAATATTCGGTAAGAGAAAAGAAAAACAATAACTATTTAGAGAGATTAAGAAAACTTAAAGTTTATAGTTATGCTTTAAAATGCGAGATTGTAAGTAAGGATAAAAAAGAGTGTAAAGATAGAAAGTATTTTAAAAACAAGCAACTACACGTTGGTTTACTATCAGAGGAAGTAAAAGAGTTATTTGATAATTGCGTTGATATTTATAAGACAATAAATATTGATTCCGATAATGAACAGGATTTTGCAAAAATCACAAAAAAACATAATCCCTCTATTCTAGAAGAAAATTATATAAAAGAAAAAGAAGAAAAAAGGGATATATACGCAATTAATTATAATGCTTTGATGTGTTATTTAATTCTAGCTATTCAAGAATTATCCGATAAAGTGGATAACACTGGAAAATAACAACATTATTTGCTATATTAAATATATAAATTTAAATTTACAGGTATTACTATGAATCACATTCAAATTTTACAACTAATTACTAAATACACAAACGCTTTATATAATGATGGCTCAATGTATTGGTCTGGTGATGAAGCACTATCAACTCCAGAAAGAAAAGCTATGGTTATTGCTGATATAAAGCTAATAACTGATAATTTAGCAATTTTAAGTAAAGATTTAGCTTAATATGAATGAAGAAAATAAAATAGAAAATTTATCAGAAATATCAAAAGTTTGTGAATTAAATGAATTAATAACTAATTTTTCAGTTATTAATGATTTTATTAAACAATCTGTAATGTACATTTCAATTAAAAAAGGTAAAAAAGAAGAAGTATCTTTGGAAGAAATAGATATTTTTAATGATAAATTTACTAAAATGAAAGAAATTATTGATAAAATAATTAAATATTGATGATTTTTACCAATAATATTAAAAATAATTTTGAAAAAATATCTAATACAAAAACAGTTCTAATAAGTGCTGAAAAGCAAACAATTATAACTTCTCTGCGGTGTACGAATATTACTGATAATAATATTCGTATAACTGTTGAAGATATAAGATTGTTAAAAAATCCTATAGAAAAAGGTTATATTTGTTATAACTTATTATTAACTCCTAATCAAACAACGGATTTATTAATGGTAACTAAAGGTAATAGT